TATACTAATTTTTGGCGAAGATGTTTACGAGTTCATTGTAATAGTCATAATTCTTTTTAGACAATTCAGATTCATAAATAACATGTTTACCATTTGTTAGATTTCTTTTTATATTTTTAATAATATCAATTGTAAGATTGTTTAAAATATTATTACGGTTTCTTATTTCTATTAAATAATCTAATATTTGTGTAGGTTTCCATTTTTTGTTTAATTTTTCAATGACTATAATAATTTCATCTGTTTGGATTTTTCTTTTAGATAAGTTTGTTTCTTCTTGAGTTAAAGACTTTCTATCAGTTTTTATTTCATTTCTACAAACAATTTCACCATTTTTAATTTTAGTTACAGTGTGTCTTGGCAATTTAAGTAATTCCTGTATTTCTATATTTTTACATCCCTTTTCAATTAAATTTCGAACTTGAATAATAACATCATCACTTACACCCCCTTTTGCTTCTCTAATTGAATTAGACATTTTTTTTCTTGTTTCTTCCGAAAATGTTTTACCAAAATTATGATTTCTGTCACCCATCATTTTTTCAGATTTTTCTCTATAAACTTCTTTTATTTGTATTTCCTTACAAATTTGTTCTTTTATACTTCTTAATTTTAATTTTTCTAAATATGCTTCTTTACCATTATCATTTTGATTTAAATCTGTAAATATTTCTATATTGTGTTTTTCTTCATTACATATTGAGTACATTTTTTCTTTTATTTTTACGTCATTGGTTTGTAAAAATGTTTCAAACGCAATTGCTTGATTATATTTTACAATCAATTGATTTTTAACCAGCTTAATAAATTTTAGACAATCTGATTTATTATAAATAATAAAACATATATTTGAAGCTTCTACTTTTCCAAACCCTAGAAATTTTACAATTTCATGTAATATTATTGGATGATTTTTTTGAGCAATTGATATATAAAAACTACATTTTTTAGTTTCATTTATATAAATACATCCTTCAGCATCAAATAAACCTGCTATATATTCAATATTTATTTTTTGTAAATTACCTTCTAAAATACTTGTTTTAACATTATTTTCACTACACAATGTATACAATCCTTCCTTTTCTTCTAATTTATTTGGCAAATTTGCCATTTTATTAAATTCATATAAACATTTATATTGTTGTTCTTTAATTATAAATGAATAACTTAAATAATCTAATAATACTTGATACTCGTTACTTCTAATTAATAAACTATACTGATTTCTTACATTATGTTTATGAATAAACTCATTATTTTCGTCCATTATATTTTCTATTTTATTATTTCTCTTTTCACATGAAGTAATCGAGCCACCAAAATGATATCTTAATACTTGTAATATGTTAGTTCTACATTGCGTAATTGTGATTCCTGATTGATATCCATCAGTAATTTTTCGTATAAATATACATCCATCGCCGTCTATAAAACCAGCAATATAGGATGCGTGAGGCGGACCATTTTTGAACCTTTGTAAGTGTATTTTGTTGTCTTCGGATATGCTAATCATTGTTGTATATTGTAGCATATACTCTTGTATTTAAGTTGTTTCAATTTTAATAATATAATTTGTATATTATTAAATATCTGTAAGTAGTTTCTAATTGAAATATAATATTTCAGTTTACTTAATTGGAATAAGCTAACCCACCCCGAGTTCACCTACTCCGACCCAAATCTTTTAATTTGAGCTTGGACTATCCCTTAAGTCATCACTGAAAGTTGCTAGCTTTCTCAGACCCACTCCATTATAGTCTCTGAACCTTCTCCATATGCTTGCGTTATCGCACTTAGGAGCTTGGCTGCGGATTGTCCAATCCTTTTCGTTGTTACTATGCCCGAGGTCGTTACCCTGGGTATTTATTAAACTTTCATTTAACAAAGTAGTAGAAAAGGCTCTAAGGATGTTCCTGCATTTTAGAAATGTTGCCTCCATTTGACTAGTAAATAGTCAAACGCAGACTAGCTGGTTATATAATACATTCATTATTTGTTGCTGAATGTATATTTGCTTTACACTGTTTACCCATATTAGTAAGCAAATATCTAATATGGCAGCCAACTGTTGGGCACAGGTAATAAAAATGCCACTCATGATTCTGAGCACGTTATAGTTGGTAGCATAGACACGGACCTTGGCAGTCTTGGTTCCCTCAACGGTGGCGTTGGAGAGGACAAGCTGTAAAGTGGCGTTATCTATTCTTGAGAAGTTGCACGTGCCGCTGGGTTGGTGTTCCTCAGGGCGGAGGGCAAATGAGTACACGTTGATACCCTCATCAGGGTTTCTGGTGTGCGACTGGTAAGGTTGGACCCACGAAAAGTAGGTTCCTTCGCGCTCAGAGAAGCGGTCTTGGCCGTTAAGTTGGAGCTTAGCGGTGACGACGGGGTTCTGTCCCCAGCAATGCATGTCCAAAGAAGACTCGGTCAAAACGAAGGTACCAGCATCAGAGACGGTGGAGTTATCATTGTGGCCGTTGGACAGATCCTTGAGGGCAGCGAGGATAGAGGGGTCAACACCGAGGTTGGTGTTTTGGGGGACAGGGACGCCTCCCAAGTTGGCCTCGTTGTAGGGGTTTTGGGGACCGTGCCAGTATCCAGTGAAGCCAGAGGGGATATCATAGTCAAGAGCACCGGCATCATCAAAGAGACCACGGGCATCAATGTAAGCACGAGAGTCAGCAGCGACGGCAGCGGGGCCACCGAAAGCATGGATGGCATTGGGGAGCGCATCGATGGCATCAGTGTAGTTGAAGGGTTGGGCACCGAGGACCTTGAACAAGAGAGCATCGCACACAAGGGATGAGCAATAGTCAACGTTCTGATCGGGTTGGACGACCCAGATAAGCTCCTTAACGGGGTGGTTAAAGTTGAGCTTGATCTTATTGGAAGATGAACCAACGGACTCATCACCAGTGAATTGGAGCTGGGTGATGAGGTACTCGTGGGGGTTCTGGGCAAATCTGCGGCGCTCGTCAGTGTCCAAGAAGACATAGTCGACGTACAAAGAGGCAGCAACAAGTGACTGGTTGTAGGCGATGGCAGCAGGGACGGGGCGGCCGGGGGCATATTGGCCAGCAGCAGTGATGGGGTTGGACGCATTGGAGTTGCAAGACAAGGAGGTCACGGCCCACAAGCACTCGTCAATAGGGCGGATATCAAGGTTGATCTTGACCTCGTGGTATTGGAGAGCAATCAAAGGGAGAGCCAAACCGGGGTTGGTGCAAAACCAAAACTGGAGGGGGATATAAAGGGTGGTTTCGGGGAGGGCGTTTCTGGGAGCGCAAACTTGGCGGGGAGCCAAGGAGTCGCAAGGACCATCAACCTCAGAGAAAGAGGGATCAGTGATGAAGGTGAGTTGGGTGGTGTTACCAATCATCTTGAAATATCCCTTTTGTTGCTCAGAGGTCATGGTGAGCTGGTTCCAGATGTGCATCCAGTCACCATATTGACGGTCAATTCTTTGGCCACCAATCTCAACCTCAACCTGAGCAATGAGTTGCTCACCGGGGAAGTCCAACCAACGGGCATAGACACCCGAGCCAGAGCCAACAGCGAATGAGGCAATGCCCATAAGCTGGTTAATCTCGGGAAGAGTGACTTGCAAGTATGTTCTGTAAGCAAGATCACCGTTTCTTGAGATAACGCATTGAACTCTGCGTCCGAAATCGGCTTGGCCGTTGAAAGTTTGCTCGATCGATTCGATGGCAAAGTTAGTATATCTTCTGTAAGTGACCTTCCAGAAAGTGATTTGAGGATTACCTGTACATTTCCTCTACCTTATTTTTCAATAAGGATTAGACTATATCTTAAAATGAATTTATTCTATTTGTTTATTTTCTTTACTCAAAACTAGTTCTTTATTAAATATAAATTCACTCGAAAACCATTTAGTCGTTGAACCTTCCTCTTTAAACTTTTCTATTTTATCAAAAATTAAATTTATTTGTTCCATATCAATATTTTTTTTAGATGAATTGTATTTTACGGTAACTGGCATCATATTTGACCAATTCCAGCATTTTAATTTTTCGTCTTCAACAGACAAATCAAATTTACATACTGGAATAATATGGTCAATAGACCAAAATGAAGCATAATTATCCCAGTTCATTTCTTTTGTAAAATTGTATTCTAACCATTCTCTAAAATATTGAATATTACAGCCAATATAATTCATAGTAGTATCATTTTTATTTAGAACATTTCGTAATCTAGCGGCTAGTGACTTTTTTATTCTGTAATTCATATTTGTATTACGTTCATTTTTACACCATTCCGTTTTTTGTTCTTTTAAAAATGCTGGATAACATTCTAAACAAATCTTTTTTTTATAATGTTTTTTCAACTTAGCAAAATTATATAATACCTTTTCAGTATTACAATTTTCACATGTCGCCAAACAATTATCTAATCGTTTTTGTCTTAGATTTTTTTTTCGAATTTTATCCAATTCATTTAAACATTTTTTACAACTGGCTGAATATGAATTGTTAGTATACTGTCTAAATTTATCAATACACTTGTTGTTTTCACATTTACCACATTGTTTTTCTATTATTTCTACTATTTTATTTGGTTGTATATCCATTTATATGATTATGTTACACAATATCTAAATAATTTCATTTTTGTTTATTTTGTTTCATTTTATTTATAAAATTTAAAGAGGCTTGGATGCTCATTGCCCATTTATTCAAACTTTTGTATCAATAAAGTCTAAATCATCTTATTCATTTTTACTATACCCAAGTTTTTTGTCTTGGCCACAACTTTCTCACAAAAGTTGCTTAGTAGAATAAGCTTTAGGGGTTTCAAGCAGTTTGATTTTCTCACTAGGGATTTTCATACTAAACGTTTTATTTAGTATCCCTAATTAACATCAGTGGATCTTTTATAGATGCCACAAAGGGTTTTATGAATATCTTATTGATTCGATATTCCCCGATGTTTTTCTACCCTACAGGTTTTTAAGGTAAACATCTTGCGATGATCCCGTGACTTTCGTACACAGGCCAGAGTACACCTTAGGAAATCTCAGGAGTGCTTATTTCCTTCATTGATTCCCGACTGCCGTCTACTCGTTGAACCTTCATCTTAAATCTGGCATGTATGTAAATAGTTTAAAGCTAATTGTAATTTCTCATCCATTGAAACATTTTTTGATAAAAATGATTTATCTTTTAGATTTGGATGATTATTAATTCTATATCCTTCTTTTCCAGATGTATCTCTATAATGTCTCACATATTTGGGTAATTCTGAATCTTCAGCGCATTTTCTAACACGTTTGTCATAAGTCTTACCCAAGTTTTTTCCAATCATACTTAAACGTTTTAGTTCAATAGTTTCTTCTGATTGTTTACATACATCTCCACCATCAGTTAAATTATAACCATTCGGCTTTGTTGTATTTAAATTTGATATGTAATATTTTTCATAATAGTTTAATTCATCTTCTGGACATTCTGTTAAAATTTCGATGTTAAAATTTTCTGGACCATATTTTCGAATAGATGCGTTTAATAATCTACAACAATTCTTGTAATTCGCATCCCGAATATGTTCTTTCCATCTACCAATATGACCATGTTTTCGGCCATTTGATAAATATTTTATACACTGCCCTACGTATTTTTTACCGGAAGGGCTAGTTATACAATAAATTTCACCATATTTGTCCATTTTATATAATATATTATTAGCTTTTGTTTCTATATTTTTTTCAATTTAAGATAGTTGGCTGCGGATTGCCCAATCTTTAACATTTTTACTATGCCATTGGTTATTATCCTATGGTATTATTTATGTCACCACAAATAAGTAGTAGTTAAAGCTCTAAGGGGGTTCCCGACAATTTGACAATCTTGCAAATTATTAAATGTTACTAAATAATTCACTAGCGAGTTATATAATTAAAACACCTTTCCTCTAAAGTGTCTCAATTCGTATATTTACACTGTTTCCCTGTTATGGCGATATACGATCCATAACAGCAGCTCACTGTTGGCACCCAAGCTGTTAAGCGCCGTAAGCTACGAGTTGCATAAGTCCGCCTCCCATTTTATATTATTCCTAAAGAAAATAATTTTTGGAATTCTAATTTAATTAAATTTTGACGACAATTAAAATCTAATTAAATACCTACATATTACTTCAATATATTATTAATGTTTACATTTTCCTTCATAAATATGGACAAATATAGCTCATCAAATACTTCTTTTTTCCCCTCATGATTTTTAGTAAAAATATACGATTCCTTTCTTTTCTTAATAGACCAACCATTGTCTAAAGCATTGTATAAAAACACCATTTTTTGAAATTTTATTTTATCCACTTCCAGGTCTAATTGTTCGTTATTATGTGTTATTTTAATATCAATGTCCATCATTAAGATAACCATTGAAACAATAATTAATGTTTAAACTTATATAAATTTAATAATTTTTATATAATATAACGTTTTTTCTAAAATATTCCAACTATAGAAAATAAAATACAAAAAAATAAAAAATAAATACTTTTACAAAATATCTAATTAAACAGGTTTTTGTTTGTATTATATAATGCCATCATTCAAACCTAAAGCTACCAAAAAAATAAAGGTATGTAAAAGATATTCCACAACTTTGGATGGAAAACACAAGGAAATAATGACTGATTTTTCAAAAGACGAATTTGATGTAATTCCTAGATTACAAGAGGAAAAACAAACATTGATTACTGATTTAAATAATTCCAAATTATCCATCGAACAAATTATGGAGATAAAGGACCGTATTAAAGAAATAAATGAAAGCGTAAAGGAAATAAAGGCGCGAAAAAACAATTACTTTTTGGATAATTCTAAATACATTTTTGAATATTTTGAAAACAAGAAAAATATTGACAACAAAGATGACAATGATAATGGAAATAGCTCGAAAAGCCAGATGCTGTTTAATTTCTTCAAAATACAGAAACCGGAAAAGGACAATACTGGAGTCGAAACACGGAATAAAAATATTGTCCAAAAATATTTGAGTAATATTGATGAGACGTTTCTTGATATGAATTCATTTGTTAGATCGACTGATATTTGCCAGAGCTGTTATAAGGGTGAATTGATACCACTTGATGATGAAGGCGTCTTAATTTGTAATATATGTGCTGTTAGTATTCCATACTTGATAGAGAATGAAAAACCATCTTATAAGGAGCCACCTAAGGAAGTATGTTTTTATGCTTATAAAAAAATCAATCATTTTAAGGAAATACTTGCTCAGTTTCAAGGCAAGGAGACAACCCAAATACCCGATGATGTTATCGACCAGATACATCAACAAATAAAAAAAGAGCGTATTGGTCTAGAGCAACTAACACATTACAAAACCAAGGAAATACTTAAAAAGCTTGGATTTAATAAATATTATGAACATATCGCATTTATTAAAAATAAGTTGGGAATTAAACCGCCAGTATTTAGTCCTGAATTAGAGGATACGTTGTGTAATTTATTTATGGAAATACAGTCACCATATGCCAAAACTTGTCCCGATTATCGGGTTAATTTTTTAAACTATTATTATGTATTGTATAAGTTTTGTGAATTGCTTGGAGAAGAACAGTTTTTGGCTGATATACCAATGTTGAAAGATAGAGAGAAATTAATAGAACAAGATGAGACGTGGAAGAAAATGTGTATA